GCTGGATGGATGCCTCCAAATGGAAATCATCGTGTCTACTATACCCCTATCTATCGTGAGGATCTTGACACTTACCTCCAGCAAATTGATGAGGAACTTACACCTGAATTTGAGCCTCGACCAGAGGCACAGTCCTTGAGTCTTGAGGAGGTGATCGCTCCAGTAGTGCACCTTCCGCGTAAAACTAAGCTTACAAAATCTATCTTCTATGGTAAGCTGCCTATTCAATCAAAGAAGGAACCGGCTGTTTTGAGTCGACGAGATGAGAGGTGTAACAATATGGACCCTGTGGAGCAGGCTTTGGCTCGCAACTTTAACCTTAATGACGCCAAGCCTGATCAGGAGGATCTGGAACATGTTGCCCATGCTTTGATGGAAAGATTTAGCGGACTTTTTGCTCTTGATAATGTACACTTGAGCGTTGATGAGGCTATTGCAGGACTTGCTGGTGAGTTAGCGTCTGTTAACACCCACACTTCCCCTGGCTATCCGCTCACTTTGTTCCAGACCAAGAAAGGAAAGACTGACTATTTCTGCTTCACACCTGAAGGTAAGTTGTGGGTCGATCCGGACTTTCGTCGTTGGGTTGAGAACGCATATGCTGAGTTCACCCATGGTCGTCTGTGGTCAAAACCTGTCATGCTCTTGTATTTGAAGGATGAGCTCCAAAGGAAGGCTAAGGTCGAGCAGGCACAAACACGTGCCATATATTCTGCCGATTGTGTCTTTTATGTTGTTCTCCGAATGTGCATGGGTCGCTTCATCAGGACCTTTCAGTCCACCTGGCGCAACGCTCCCTGGAAGATTGGAATGAACCCAAATTCAGCCGACATGGATGCTGTTATCAATGGACTCGACATGGGACCAGATACAGTATACTATGCTGCTGATTATAAGAACTTTGATTCCACCTATAATGTGTCATTCCTTAACTATGCGTATTACATCGTCTCGCGCTGGGCAGGACTTACCACCCCACAATTTTATGCCCTAAAAGAACATGAAACCCAATGCTCTGTTGTAGCAGAGAGAGGCCTTTATACCTCATACGCTAATCATAATAGCGGATGTTGCCTCACCACCATCATAAACTGCGTTGTTAACGTTCTCTATATGGAGTATGCTCGCGTACGCCTAGAGTTCCAGTCTGGCCAACGACTAAACATCCGGCTCGCGGTATATGGTGATGATCTGCTCTGGTCTACAACAAATAAATTTTTCAATCCCCTCAATGTTTCACAAGAACTGGCAAAGATTGGTCTTACACTTCAGTCGGACTATAAGGACTCTCCTCTCTCGGATGAGCCTAGGCCCATTGAAACTTTGACCTTCCTTGGATGCAATGTGATGAAAGTTAACGGTACTTGGGTAGGCGCACTTCAGCTCGAGAGAGTTGTTGAGGCTCTATCCTGGTGTGCCGATGGCGGTGTATCACGATTGCAGGTGGCGGATATGATGCTCGATTGCCTATGCATGCGCGACTATCTCACTTTCAAGCAGTGGGAACATTGTATTCATGTGGCACTTGGCTCTGACGCAAATCATTTGAGAAACATCGACTTCTTCGCTCGACGTCTTGAATGCATTGAACGCACAACGTCCGGCGGATGGTGGTCCCCAGCTAAGGCTATGTCTGGATCCACAGTATTTGTTCCTGGCCTCTATGAGGTTGAAGGAACTGAGGCACCAAATCAAGTGCCAGAGCATTTCCCTATACCAGCTAACTCTCTGGTTCAGGCACCAACAACCGATCAATACCTCCGAGCAACTGTTGCATGGCCCACTACTGTCGGTGCTCTTACAACCTTGGTCACATATGATCTACCTAAGGGTCTTTTCACTCTTGGAGCAACACGTATTGCTAACCGCG